TCATAAAATTTAGACGTTGTGCGTCAAACTTCAATTTTTCTTTTAATGGTTTTGATATTAGTTTATTAATACCAGTTAGTTCTATATTTTTATCTTCGCAGAATTGAACAACAGCTTCAATGTAGTTAAGATCAGAATCTTTTACAATTTTCTCTATTTCTACAGAAAACTTTGCTGATGTCATAAAATTTTCTTCAAAAACATCATCTATTTTACCACTCACCGTAGGCTCCTTTGTAGGTGTCGATGTACTCTTTAAGTTTTCGAGCATACTTAAACTTGTCATAAATTTCAAATACTTGAGGTATGCCTGTCTCACAGGCAATTATTGTTACGAGTTTCTTTGGCATTAATCCAGTTAACTCTTGAAACATTATAGCATATGCTGTCTCCTGTGCAAAGTAGTCGTGTATCCATTCTTCACGTTTGTACTTTGTAGATGTTTTGAAATCTATTATTGCTAGTTCTCCTTTGTATTCTGCAATGCAATCTACTCTTCCTGCCATTTTCAAGAGACTAGAAGACATTGATTCTTCTAGGGCATGTATATTATCAATACTATCTAGGTAGGGTTTAATCTGGTAAAATAACCCCATAGATAGTGGATCATCACTATATTTACTAATTGATTTATTTTCTAGATATAACTCACATAATTTATGGCATTTATTACCTCTGGTAGATGCACGTTTAGATATCTTATTTGCTTCTTCTTCACCAACCTTTTGTCTCCACTCGAATATTGCTTTCTTCTTAGAATGTCCTATCACAGTTGTAACAGAAGGATAGAGAGAATCGCCAACACGATATCTCCTACCCTCTGGTGTAGTTGTTGCCTTTAATACTGGAAACTTGTGTATGTTTAAATGGTTAAATGCCAAGATTCAATTTACTAATCAAATAAGATTTGACTAGACCAGATCTCACGATATCGTCAATGCCAAACTCAATACTTTCAAACTCATCCATGTCGTCAATAATCTTTTTGAAGTCCATGATACCAGTTTTTTCATGTGCCTTAATAAGATCACTCTGTGCAGCATCTCCTGCAAAAATGATTCTACTATTCACACCTAGTCTTGTTATTATACTATCTAATTCATGAAAATTCAAGTTCTCAGATTCATCAACCAAAACTATACTATTATCTATGGTAGTTCCACGGATGAAACTTGTAGACCAGAATGATATAGTATCTTGTGCTTTTAGATTGCCATACAACATTTCAAATGATGCATCATCAGGCATCTCAAACATATATCTTACCATGTTCTTATATGGTATCTGATATAGGTTTGCCTTGTCTTCATGGTCGCCAGGCAAGAAACCAATCTCTCTTGTAGGAACTAATGACCTAACAATATACAACTTATTATATGGTGTAGATTCATCTAGAATACTTTTGAGTGCAAGATACAGTGTAATAAATGATTTACCTGTTCCTGCTGCACCGAACAAGAACATATGCTTATTATTCTGCCATGCCTCATACACCTTCTCTTGTGCGGGTGTAAGAGGTTTTATGTCTATTAAGTGATCTGCTCCTATTGGTTTTTTTCTCATTTGTCTGGATGATAACCCAACCATTGTAGGTTGTTTCTTACTTTTAACTGGCATTATTTAAGTGCGTCGAATTTAGCATAGGGATGATGTTTCTTGACGTTGTTTAAACGATCTTTGAAACCTTGTGGGAGTTTATTTTGATAATCACCAATTTCCCTCACAGCAGACATAGTTCCTGCTTGCCAATTCTTTTCCCATTCTGGATTCTCTTCTCTCCACTTCTCATATGCTGAAATAGTAAGGTTCAATTCTTTCTCTTCACCTGTGGTGTAATTCTTTACTGGATATACTGGCATTACTTATACTCCCAATTCAATGCGTTTGTACATACAGGAAACTCCTTCTTAAAAATGTCCCTTACTTCTTTTACTATGTCCATATGTTCTTTTTGTGTTCCATGTGCACTACGTAAATCTATATAGTGAATCCATGACCGAACACTTCCTGTCATGTATATACGGGTCGGTGTGGCTAACGGGAGAACAAATCTCGCACATTCCTTCGCAATACCCTCACGTATAAGTTCATTGTATAGGTCAAGTCCTTCAGCGAAATACCTTTCAATCTGCCCTTGTAACCTCGCTTTCTGTGCTTGTGGTATGTCATCTATACTATTTTGTCTATTTTTATGATCCTGACTTCTAAGATCAGGCACGTCAATTTTACCCAACATGTTAGTGTTAGCATAACGCTGACTAAACTCTTGGAATGTAAATGATCTATGTCTTAATATTTGTGCTGCTATACCCCTAGTCGTTTCTATTTCAACTGTCATATGTGCTTGCTCGAAAACTGACCAATGCCCATGTTTTATACAATAACCTAATAGTCCTGCTACTGCGGGATTACTTTGATTATTTGGATTGCTTACTCTCGCTATGTAACCCATCTGCTTCTCTGCATCTGGAGTCACTGTCACTAGTTTTACTTTCATGTTTTCGGAATAGTTTTGCATATAACACTTCTTGTGCACTATACAAATCAGGGTTTTGTTTCGCTCGTTTAATTAAGATTTTTGCTGCTTTTCTACTCTTCATGTAGGTATTTATGCGTATGGTCGTGTAACGCATCAAATATTTCGTCAGCAAGTTCGTCTATATCTGTTGTATCAGACTCAAAATCAAAGTTCTCAGGTTTTCTTTTCAGTGCCTGATCCGCTAGTTTTGAGATATGATTTTTTATCGAAGAGGGGTGGAGAAACTCCTCCGTTACACCATCCAATATCTTTGATTCTGGATCCGTCTCTGAGTTTGTCATAGTAGCAGTTAAATACGTCCATTTTGACACCCATCACTATATCATAGTGATTGGCAAATTCTTCGCTACCATCCTTGCGATCAAGGTAGGTAACTATCCAAGCATTTGTAGGCAACTTCTTGTCTGCCTTTTTATCTTGAGTGCAATCAATATGTAAGAAGGTAAGTTGATACTTGTCGGCAACTTCTTCTATTTCCTGATTACCCTCCCAGATCATCCTCTGTTTCCCCATTCTATTTGAGGGAATGCTTCAGCAACCACTGCCTTAGTAATGCGATACTTAGATTGTATATCGTTATTGCATGCAGATACTAATAAATTTGCTTCATCAGCGTGTAAACCCTCTAGGAGTTGTACAAACAACTGTTCGCGTCTCATACCCTTAATAGATGCGTCACCGCCCTTAAAGAACCTGTAGAGACCTCTATACTCTTGTGTTAGACGAGTATGCTCTGTTCCTGCAGGAGCGTCATTAGGTGTAAAGGGAACTTCACCTTCTGGTAGTAAAAACTCTAATGAGTCGTCAAAATTGATGATTAACAAAGAACGAAGTCCTTGACTATTGTACTCTTGGAGTAACTCTACCTTTTCTTTTTTAGTTTTAGCAGAAGATACTTTTTGGAGTATTTCAGTTAATAATGCATCTTTTGGTAATTTTCTTGGTGCCATTTCAAGTCACAATTTGTTAATATTATATCAGTCTTCGTCGTCTTCGTCAAGTAGATCGTCTGGATCGGTAAAACGAACTGCTAAGAGTTCTTCTTCTACATATGATCCGTTGCCATCTAAAAATTCTGGATGAAGATTATCCAACTGACGTTTGTGTGTGTGGGTGTCCACAGCGGATTTATAAATCCAACCTATAATACCGCCCATAACGAATGTGATTACCATTCCTGCAGCGGAGAAAAATAGGAGTATGTTAGTTTCCATTTGCTTTCCTCAATAAATCTATTCTTAGTCGAATCGACCATCTAAAGAAAAAGAAGGTGCGATCAAACCAACTGGGTTTACGTCTCCTCCTGCTTCTTGGAAGCATAACTTCTATGCCTTTATTTAGTTCTTGTTCTTTTAGGTGTTTTTGCTTTTTCGTAGTTCCACGCATCACTTAGTATTCCATATAAAAAATTTCTAATTTTTCTAGCATCATCAGTTGTTAGATTGGGATATGCCATCTTAATGTCTTGACCCCCATGTTTTATGTAGTGGTCTAGATCGTCTATTGTACAGGATATGTTTCCTGCTGTTCCAGATGCGACAAATCTGGAAACATCACTTTTCTTGTATTTGTTCTCTTCAAGAAATTTCATCATCTTGAACGTATTACGACCTGTCTTGAGCATTGCTCTGTCATAAACTGCTTCAATTATGTCAACTAGTGTGTCTTCTGGATCCATCTAATAAATTGTGTTCTTTTAAGTATTTTACTGTATCGGTGCAACCACCTAATTTTTTGTTATTTAGAAGAATCTGTGGAAAAGTTGCGTTTCCTCCAAATTCTTCATAAAAAGCAAATCTGTCAAAATGCTCGTCTAACTTATACTCCTGATATTTGAAGTTACACAAGTCTAACACTCTTTTGACCTGAGTGCAATAAGGACATCCATCTTTGGAATAAACTGTAAAGTTCATAGAATGGTAAAAAACCTATTTAGAAAAAAATACCCAGAATTTTTTTTCCGACTTTCTGGGGAACTAAAAGTCGATTTCCCATACAGTATAGCATAAAAAAAGAGGGTGTCAAACACCCTCTGAATTAATCTAGATATATGCGACCTAGAATGTGTACTTAGCACCAACTTTAACACCGTATGCATTGTCAGCAGTCTCGTCTGTAAGAAGAGATACTTCACCGTATGCACCGATTGAATCAGTTAGATCTAAAGAACCACCAACGTAACCAATGAAGTCTGTTGAAGACTCACCGTTATCTGGAGAATCTACGACAGGACCACCAGATACATACCAGTTCTCACCTTCGTAACCGATTTGGAATTCTGTTGAAAGTCCAGTATAGTCATCACCTGAGTAAGATGATACTGTTTCCACATTCACGTAAGGACCAGCAAATGCTGCACCAGCTAATAGGAATGGAGATGCTGCCACTGCAGCGATTGTTGATTTAATAGACATGTTTGTTTTTTAGTCTCTCGCAAGAAAAAATCCTGCGGATGATACCACTCCCGACATGGAGTGATGTTTCTACGCAGGGTTACGATCTTTCGAGTCCTTTGTAATGGTATTTAGTGTAGCACGCTACATTTATTCTGTCAATACCCCATTTGCTAGGGTTTGAACACTTTGCCAATCTTTTTCAAAAAGTTCTAAACCTTTATCTGTAAGAACATGTTTATACATTTTGTGAAAAATGGCAGGAGGTATGGTGCAGATATGAGCACCCGCAGCAAACGATCTACTTACATCTTTTACGCTTCGTATAGATGCAGATAGTATCTCTGTCTCATGTACAAATTGTTTTTCGTATATGTCTGAGATCTCTTTGATCAATGCAAGACCATCGAAAGAATTGTCATCAACTCTTCCTACAAATGGAGAAACATATGTTGCTCCTGCTTTTGATGCTAGTATTGCTTGTGCTGCTGAAAATATGAGAGTGACATTTACTCTGATGTTTTGATTTGCCATCTCTCTACATGCTTTAAGTCCCTCTGGAGTGCAGGGGACTTTGATTGTTACACAATCACCAAAGAGACCTATAAGTCTACTTGCCTCCTCTAACATCGCCTGAGAGGTGTCTGCAACGACCTCCATGCTGATGTCTTTGATGCCTAGGTGTTTCAGTTCATAATAAACTTTATCTGGTATCTCGCCACTCTTCATCATTAGAGTAGGGTTTGTTGTCAGTCCATCAATAAGTCCAGTGGAGTATGCTTCTTCAATAGTAGCAACGTCCGCTGTATCAAGAAATAATTTCATAAGTTAGTCGTCATATACTAGACATTCTGGTTCGTCAGGGTGCATCTCACAAAATAGTTCGAGTGCGTTTGGATCGTGATGATCTTCTGGGTGATGTTCGTGATATACTTCTAGTTCGTGCAACTCTTCTTTGTAA